CGAGTAACGGTAAGAGCATCTGTCGAAACAGAATCAACGCTCAGAATTTCTCCCTCGCACCATAACAAGTCGCCGGCTTTGAAATACTGTCCTTCACCGGTTGTTACGTTACAAGTGGTCGTTGCTGCGTTGGAATCGAAATCATCCCCAGTTGCAGCAAGCGTCGCATTACCGAACTCACATTGATAATACATGTCGTTCAGCAAGTCATACAGATTGTCATGAGATAACGCACTCGTGCGATAATTTTTGTGAGCGGTAGCATAAAGAGCGATGCTGTCATAGACAGTTCCGCCGTTAATTGTGCCAGCCGAAACATTCAACATAAGATCGAAAACGAACCTGTTGAGTGTTAAAGCCGCTGCCCGGCCAACTTTCTTCGGAATAGCAGAAAGGATTTTGAGATCGTCATCAATAATCATTCTGCGAGTCAATGTAACAATGCCGCCTTTGGTAGCAACGGCGTATGTCGACTCTTGGTCGGTTGGGAAACCGAGTTCCGGGTAAGTTGGGGTTGCGGAATCAATAGGTGTTCCGGCAACTGATCGCGCTGCTTGAACTTCAGGAATGATACCAAACCCACCCCAAAGGATTCTTTCTTGCAGTTTGAAATCGTTAACACCAACAGCTGTTGCAATCTTTCTCCACATAGGATCAACTTCTTTATAAGCCGGGAGCATACGTCTTTGCATCGAATAACCGAGTGCATAAGTAAACGTCGCATCGGTAGCTTCTTGAAGTCTCGACAATGCGCGAGGCCCTAACTGCCCTGAAATTGTAGGGTCGTCAGTATATTTTACATAAGCTTCACGAAGGGAATTGAACTTATCAACACCTTCATAATCCTTATCATCTTTTTCGGGAACAACGCCCATCATCAGATCCAATGATGCCTGTAGGCGATCAGTAGGTTCTTTTGTGACGAACATACCTTCGGAATCACCAAGATCGATGTCAGCACCGCTCTCGATTAATTTCGCAAGGGTATCACGTTCGTCTTTGATGGTTTCTTTAAGTTCAGATTCTTTGAAAATCTTTCCATCGAATCTTTTTTGGATTTTCGATTTAACGATCGGAGGCAATTTGCTCTCGGCCAATGATTCGGTCAAAGCAACTTTACACTCACGGACTTGAGATTTCTTTTCAGCTTCAGCAAGAACGCCTTCGGCTTTCTTTAAAATGTCTTTAGCTTCAGCGACTGCTTCAGCGCCATCGTCTTTCTTCTCTTCCGCTGGTTTCTCTTCCGCTGGTTTCTCTTCTGCCGGTTTCTCTTCTGCCGGTTTCTCTTCTGCCGGAGTTTCGTCTAAAGAAGCCAAAAGAGTTTCAGCTTCGTCAAACTTGCCTTCTTTGACCTTACCAGAGATGGCTTCGATCTGTGCAAGTTTAGGACTCTTGCCTTCTTGAGCCTCTTTAACGAGCTTGCCAAAAATGCCTACAACCTCTTCTTGCGTGACATTATCAATGTCAATGCCTTCCATAATCTTTGGTTTCATTTTCTTTAAAGCTTCTAACAATTTTTTAAACATTTGGTTCTTTCCCCCTTCTTGTTGGTTAATACTTTCCATGATTTTTAACAACCCGCCTCCTGCGGCCGGTTGTGTCACAAAATCCGTACTCAACACTCTTTTGATCGCGGTAACAACATTAATGGGGATCCCATTAAGCATGCGAACAAACGAATCGCCTTCCGCATTAATTGACAAGCCAAGAAGATTATCCATCCCTTTCTTCCAAGCGGTCATTAATATCTCACGAAGGCCTTTCGCAGAAGTGTCTAAGAGGTGCATGTGGCCTGTAAGGCCGGTGCTCTGTCGTCCTTTTATATTAACGGTTTCATACTTGACGTTGTCAAGATATCCGGCTGTTTGGAGAGGAAACCCTTCCGGTCTAATTTTCTCTATTGAAAGAGGTAAATGGTCGAAGTGTTTATCCTTCCATTCGTAATAACATACTTTGGATTTTTCAAAAAGATGGGTTGCGTTCTTTAACGCTTCTTCGGTGTAATATCTTCCGTTTTTGGAAAGTCCTTCTTCAATGATCATAACTTTCCAAGCCTTACCAGATGGTAAACCTTCAAGAAGATGTATAATATTAGATTGGTTAAATTTTAATTTCATAAATTCACGACGAGATTATAAATTGAAATAAACTTTTGTGGGATTGGATCTTCACTGATCCGGTAGGATATCTATAGCTTCTTGTTTCTCTATTAAAAGTATATATTATATTTTTAATATAAGTCAAGAATTATTATTTTATTCTTATAAGTTTCCAAAAATCAGAGTCTTCTGTATCTCTGGTTATTTTGAATATATTGTTTAAAGAATCGCTTGAAAACTCAACTATTTTTTCTAAATTATTGCTTTCTTTAATCGAGATTTTCCCTTTTTCAATCCGCTTAATCCAAGACGGCATATCCGTTTTATTCAGCTCATCCGAATGCGCCGGAAGATATTCAACTGCTTCTGATATCTTAATATCTTCTTTTTTATTCGGCCTAAAATAACAGACAACACCTTTTTCAAAATTATCTTGGAAAAGATCCGCTTCAAGAAACAATGTCCCGTAAGGAGAATCTGTGGAAACAGTAAACTGTTCGATCTGCTTATTCTCAAGATACTTCGGTTTCCACCATTGTTTAATATAAGTAAAATTATTAATATTAGTATTAATAACCTTTACTGATACTAATAGTTTCTCATCCTTTTCTTCGCAATCAGTAAACTCATCAAAGAGTTCCTTTGCGAACGGCTGGTCATAAAGACTCTTAAAATCGCCAAGACCGGCTTCAATAAGGTTTTTTACCGTTTCCTGAAAAGACAGTTTAAGATTATCAAACGTTTCTTCGACCTCTTCTTCCCGGCGTTTCTTGGCATAAAGATCAATGACCTCTGCTAACTTATCACAAACAATGTTAACCTGCTCACCTTGATACGCCTCTTTGAACTCGTTAATATCCATTTCCTTCAATTCCGGCTGAAGCACCTTTATATTTTCATCATCCGATTCCAACGCCCGGACAATGTTGTAGCAATCAAATAAATTCTTTAAGAATTTACTTTTCATCTGAATTCCCCTCCTCTTCTGCCGGTTTTTTCTTCTTTTCAGGGTTTACATCTTCAATTTTTCCGACAACTTCTTCTGGTTCTTCTTCATCATCAGGACCATGACTCGTTGTTGACTCAACGCCAACTTGTCCTATCATTGTCCTAAACGATGCTTTTGCTTCAGCATTAGTTACCCACTTGTTCGTAACAGCAACCGCCAGGCCGTCAACAAACCCGCGCATTGCCTCGGCTAACCCTTTATTATCCCTCGATACGATTGGCGAAGGAAGAATTTCATAATTTCGATTAACGCCCTTAGAAAGCGTTCCCGCAACAACAGCTTGGTCAATAACAAAATCAATGATTTTCTTATATTGATATTTAATGATTTTCTGCCGTCTTTTTAATTTTTTGAGTGTAGGTAACCCCATTTCGAGAGCGGTCGCACGAGTTGTCTTACTTCCTTCAGCGAACCAATGTTCTGGGTATCCTGCACCACCAAGAATCTGGTTCTTAAATAGCCGAGCTTCCTGTGATGCATCCTGCGCTTCTAATTTAGGCGAAAGGACATTCCACTTCACCTTTTCGTTATGTGCGCGTGTGGATCCTGGCTTTGGAGTCGGCAAGGACTGAACGAATGTTTCTAATTCCTCTTTATTCATTCCTTCACACTCAATATCCCAAATGAAGGTATTAATCAAAAACGCCCTTTCTAATCGAGCGAATAAGAACTGGTCGTGCCCATCTAACCAATCAGACAAGGCTAATAGATCAGACCGCCCACGTGTAGCAGCAATGGGCTTGTTGATGGCAAAATAGAAACAATCGCCTTCAAGCATTCCTGTTTTACGATTAATATTTACGATTTGGAGTTCTCGCTCTTTTCTAGCCTTCGCTGATTTCCAAATGACTTTATCATTAAGTCGCGGATTATCTTTCATTTTTGTCACTTTAATGATCGTTGACGGATCGACATATCCAAGCTTTACAGCACCGTTCGCCGGATTAACCCAGAATGGAAAGCAGTTCTCGCCAAACAGCGAAATCTCCATAGCATTATCGTAGATTGAAAGATCCATTTGGTTGTCAGGATCGTTCCAAAAGGAATCAATAACCTTGAAAACTTCTTCGTCTTCTGTCGTATAGGTAAAACCATCGCCAATAACGAAATCAGGGATAATGTCAATGATACGTTTTGCCATAGGATTCGTATCGTAGAGGTAAAAAGCGATTTCCTGCATACGTTTCTGCGTCATTTGATTAAGGTCTCTCGCAGCATCAGTTGATAACGACCGCCATAAAGCATCTTCACCGCTTGTTGTTCCGGCCATAGGGTAAGCCTCTTGTACCCTCTTTTGAACGGCCTTCCACCGTCTTTCTCGTTCTGAAAAATCTACAATAGGTTCTGATTTTTTCTTTGTCATCTTAGCATCGCTCCTTTTCGTTCAATTCTATTATGTCCTACAACGGCCGCGGCGGATTGAATTTTATCTCTCGGCGTTGTAATTATAATTGGTTCCCCTCTTTTGTTTTCTTCGGTTCTTTGTCCTGGTTCACTGCATGCAACGGCAGGTGTTTCTTTCTTCCGTGGGAATAAGAAATTAATCCCGTATTCTGCCGCGTTTACAGCATGAGTGAATTTATTATCAAGATGGTCAAGACCCATCTTATTGAGTTGAAGCATCTTAAAGCAATCAGAAAGTTTAATACATGTTGGCTCTTGCGAGACATTAAACTGTGGCTTCCATACGCCTTGAACTTGAACTCGTTGTTTGAGGCATTCTTTGACGCATTTCATCTTCTCGTCATTGCTTAATTCTTTGTATTTAATATCAATCTGACCATTACTTAATGTTCGGTATTCATCAATCACGCTTGTTTTTGTTGTTCTGCTTCGTTTATCTCCTGATTTATCGCCAATAAACTTAACATTTTTCAGTTCACCTGCATATCCAAGGTGTGCAAGGCATTTTACAAGTTCAGGAATAAGTTCTTTTGTTAACTTGTTGAAGAAAATCTTGTAGTAAAGAAAGAAAATCCTGTCATAAGCGTCTTTTTGAGCGAAAAGAAACACTTCACCTGCCAATCCGAAGTCCATAAAACAGTAAAGAGGTCGTTGGTTATTTAAATAAACCTTATGGCTTAGCATGTGGATATTATCGTCATATTCTGGATAGGATCGTCTTGTAAGCGCGGCATCATACCGTATTTCGAGTTCTTGTGCAATCTCGGCCGGTGTCATTGCTGCCGTTTTCTTCTTAAACCATTCATCTGTCTTTAACGGATGTTCTTTCCAATGAAATTTAAGTTTTACGAACCCTGATTGCTTCATCTCACCAATCTCGGCATATTTGTTGTTTACCATATTAGCCGGTGGCGTTGAGTTAAGACATATCGTGTTTGATGCATTACGGCAACCTTTCCACATTTCATCAAGGCATTCAATATGCGCGGCCTCATCGATTAGAATGAACTTGTACTGCGAATCACGTCCGGCTTTCGGGTTTGACGACTCCCCCTTGATAATCGAGTTCATTGTTGGTATCGAGAATGTCAGAAACGGGTTGTGTAGCCTTGGCTTTAAGAACGGCGGAAGCCTTTGGTACATAAATAATAGTCGTCCGTGGAGTGAGTGAAAAGAGTTGCCAGTATCTTGAACTTCCGATTCCTTTCGGGAAATGTTTAGCGCAGTAAACCCTTTGGTGTAAAGGCAGTTCCATAATTCCCATCCCATAACTGTCCACGATATTCCCATATCGCGCGATTTCTCAATAAACGTATCGCAATATGTATCGAGTGTTTTTAAAAGTTTATCAATCTGGTACGGATACAATTGAAATGGAATAATAGACGGAGTCCTCCGCGTGTCTATGGTTGAAACATAATTGTTAAACCAATAGACCTTTCCATATTTGGGATCAATACCCGGCTCAGAACACTTTCGATACTCTTCGATCTGCCATTCTTTTGCTTTAGCAGGAGTCAAAGATTCAATATGCTTCCGCCAGTTAATCCGTTCTGTAGGTACAAATTCTTCATCCATTGATTTCATCCGCTGTTAACATTTTCTTTTCGTGTTCTTTGACAGTAACGCCACCGCAAAGGAACGCTTCTAATTTAATTAATCTCTCAAGATCGCGAATACTGACCTTGCCTTCATATTCTTCTGATGTCAATTCTGTTTCTGTTTTCTTGATAAGATTCCGTACGGTCAGTAACCTTTCCTGAATTTGTTCTTCTAGAAGCACGTTCATCTTTTCAGAAATCCGCTCTTGAAATACCGCTAAGCGTATCTTTAAAGGTTTAATGCCTCTTGACGCATCGCCTTGTTTAAAATACTTTGATGCGGTCGGGAAACTCATGCCGGACTCTTTAGCGGCCGCTTTGATCCCCATCCCGCTTGCGATGTAAGAAAACAATTCGTCAATCTTCTCTCTTGGTACGGCGTATCGGTAGCCGTGCCCCTCTTTTTTGTCTTTAGGCAAACGCAGGTTCGCCAATGAATTTAAGTTTGTCTGTCCCATTAATGACACTCCTTCTTTTTAACAACGAATTCGATTGCGCCAGTTCGTTCATCTGCCCCTGAGCCGAAAGCCGCTGTTAAGAAACAAGCGAACTGGCCGACAACTAACGGCGAGTATTTATACCTGACCTGATTTGTTGCTATGGTAGCGGTTGTTTCTGCCACAACTGCCGTAGCGGTTCCTACCTTCATTATCAGCGCTTTAGCACTTCCTGCGTCCGGTGTTTGCGCGACACCATCGATTTTAAATGTTCCCCGAAAGGTAACATCGTCTCCCACATAATATTTCTTTGGTCTGTTAGGCATTTTTATCTCCTTTATTTATCAATATGTTCTTCAAATTCATAATCCATGTCTGATGAATCAATGTCGTAATTTATTGTATCATCTATAAAATCATAATCCATACTGTGATCTATCAAATCATAATCTTCGGTCTCATTATAAAAGTCATAATCAAATGTTTCATCAACAAAAAGGGCAACCAATGGGAGAGAAGACGCGGATGAACTTGACGAGCTTGAACTGCTAGAACTCAAAGAATTTGATGATGACGATCCTGATGAACTGCTTTGAGATGAAGAACTTGACGAACTGGAACTGCTAGAACTTAATGAACTTGAGGAACTGGAACTCGAACTGCTTGAACTTGACGAACTAAAAGAACTGGAACTCGACGAACTGGAACTGCTTGAACTCGAAGAACTAAAAGAGCTTGAGCTAGAAGAACTGCTGCTTGAAGAACTGCTGCTTGAAGAACTGCTGCTTGAAGAACTAC